CCTGAGGCGAAGTGCCTTCGGGAGCGTGCTCACCAAGAGATCATACGCGGGTTTGAGCGCCGAATCACAGCCGTACAATTGCATACGGCGATGACTTTGGCGTCTAATCGCGTTAGCCAGTCTAAAAATAGCTAGAACGGACTTGACTCTATCTTTAAGATAGATTGGTTTAATGTCTACTCCGGAGAAGTAGTGAGCGCCACAGCTTTCTCTGAACGGTGAGTCAAAATGACTCTTCTTCACGTTCAGTTCGAAGCCATAGAAGCTCAGCATCTCGGAGAATAGTTCCCAACAGGCGCACGGGAGAATAACATCATCTCCATAAGCGCTCACGTCAGATGAATCGACGTGCAGATACTCCGCGCAACAAACTGCTACCGCGAAGAATATCAACGACTCCAACTGGAAAGTGAAACCGTTCCCCATACTGGAGAACTTCTCCCACTTCACAGTCTTTGAGTTGAGAACGCCGAAATGGGACCGACTCGCGTCCATCGCATGGTACCACCGAGGAGGCAACAAACCCTCCACGACTTCCCTAGCAATGGAATCGCTAGCAGAGCTTAGGTCAGCAGTTGCAATTAGGCCGGATAAACTGGCCTTCTTCGCTAACCGCTGGTTACGGCTCTGGTAGCGCAAGTCGATACCATACCGAAGTAACCTTTTCCCAACCATTTCGCCAATGGCCTTTTGGAACCATAAATTGATTCCAGGTTCCACGGCGATAACACGGTTGGTTGAGGCGTCCTTCGGTACAGTGATCACCTTGTTACCCACCTGCCAGATAGGAAAACCTGACAGATTTAGTCTTTGAGCCCACAGAGGATAACAACCCTCCAGGACTTGGACGGGGACAAGGTCGTACAGATCACGCGTTATTCCAGCTTCATGCTGGAACTTTTTGGCTGGACTGGCGTCACGACGCTTAATTAAAGTCGTGGCTCCAGGGCCCCAGTCTGGCATCGCGAAGAACTCTTGGACATCAAACTCGCCTAGGATCTTAGATATTTTCCGTACGATTGCATTGTGCAACCATACGGCACGACCCCTAAATAAAGGATCGCGCTCTAGATTCCTAAAGCGAACGTTTGTCCGCTTACACAGAAGCTCGAATTTCTCAAACTTCTGCAATGCAACTTGGTCCAAATCGGATTCAAGGCTTAATGCCTTGAATTTTGACAAGAACTTTGTCGCAGCGTAAGCGTCCCGACAAGCCTCTACGTTTAAATAGAGGTTAGGATCGAACGCAAGCTGAGATAGCTGTTCATGCTCTCCCTCACGGAAGAGCACTGCAACCATCAAAGCTCGCGGACAATCAAGGGATTCGAGGTACTCCGCAATTACCTGGGTAGTTAAACCCTCAGGCACGCGGAAACTCGACAGACCTTTAAGGTACTGTTTACCATACTTCTGAGAAGACATGGAAACCTCCTGGAGAATGCTCGAACGGTTTTAGCTCGGTAAAGGACCCGAACCTCTAGAAGCCTGCGTTGTAAGCTGGCAAACTAGTAGACCGTCTCACCGGTAGTCACCGCAGCCTCAAGTGGCGCACCCGTCAAATCGGTGGGTACACCATCCGAAGCGTTGATAGTCCGGATGAACAGAGAAGCCACCCTGGAGAAGAGAGTTTGTCTCTCCAGCAAAGTGGACCGCTCTGGGAGCATGAACTCCATCACGCAGGTGCAGTCATACGCCTTGATAGCCGCCGGCTGAATGCCGGTAGCCGTTGAGGGGCTGGTCTGCTCCAACGTGGGGAGGATGAGTTTCGCCATCACTTTGTAAATCCGGCTCGCCTTGGTAGGCGGACGGACGGACATCGTAAAGGCAGGATAGCCGATCGCCAAGGCCAGCGGATTGCTAGCCGAGACGGACCGGTCCACCCACTTCGACACGCCTTGGAGGTTAACTCCTTCGGGGCTCAATGTCGAGTCGACACCAACGGTGGCACTCGTGGTCAACCTCGCCAACGAATGATCGATGATGCCCGACAGCTTCACGGCAGCTCTTGCTGACATGTAAAGTACTCCTTGATTTAGATCATGAGCTTCCTCGTGGGGAAAATCCCCATAAGGTATAACAACGGCTATCCCTCTAGATCTTGAAGAACGCCCCAAGTAAGGCAATTGCGTTTTGGACGTGCGGGATCGACGTAAGGCCAGTTCCAGTAAATGAAGGTATCGACATCGACGGGAATTCGCTTAAAGCGCTCCTATCTAGTCTAATCTCCATCTGGTTGTACCTATGTCGATCATTGCGAAACAGTCCTAACGGGTTGCCGAAGGGGAATCCAACGTAATCTGCCGTTATAACCGTAGTTCGTCTAGTGAACAGAACCTGACTACCCCCACGAAATTTAAGACCATCCCAAGCACTTAAAGTCTCAAGGAATGGCCCAATGGGGATAAACCAGTCAGCCACAAACGAAAACGGTAAAACTTCCCATGCGAGGTTTATGGGGTTGGTAAAACCGGTTTGGCCCATGAATTGTCGTAGCGGGTCCGCGATCTCATAGTAGAGCTTAATCTTACAATGGCTAAGCGTCGATTGAACTTGCTCGGCGTAAACCACTGCAGGACTAAGATACGTCAGAGGAATCTTGGTTACCACTTGCGAGTCAGCTGTGCCTTTACCAGTCGCCACATTAACAAAACCTCCTACGGATATACTATCCGCCAGAGATTGCAGTGTATCGCGAATGTCTTGAAGAAGAGGCTTCCACCCGTACTGCAGAGCCAGCCAATTTTCGGCTAAACCCTGCGATGCGCGTGGTTGATACCTCTTGTTTCGTACTACTCGCGACCGCTGGTTAGCAGTCAGGGTTGTGATTGCCTTCGCAATGTTTCCACTTTTGAGGGCAAGCACCGACGTTTTTATCCGGCTAATTGAATCAGCCAGCATATTTAACGTCTGCTTTACT